GGTCGCATAACTTTTAGCACTCCATCACGAGGAGAGAGTACTATGGCATTTCAAGTCTCGCCGGGCGTCAACATATCTGAAGTCGATTTGACCGCTGGCGTTCAAACAGTTTCGCTTTCGGCGGGCGCGTTCGTTGGCCCGTTCCAGTGGGGTCCGGCGTTTGAAGTCACCAATATCGCATCTGAAGCTGACCTCGTTAACACATTCGGCAAGCCAGATACCGATACCTTCAAGTATTGGTTCTCCGCAGCCGCATTCTTGGCATACTCGAACCAGTTGAAGGTGGTGCGTGCGGTCACGGGTGATGCGCTTAACGCATCGGACTCGGGTGGTGGTGTGCTCGTCAAGAATCAAACGGACTATGAAGTCACCTTCCCAACGGGTGCTAATACCTACGGATTCGCTATCGCGAAGTATCCCGGCGACCTCGGTAATTCACTGAAGGTGTCTGTCTGCCCAAGTGCGACCGCATTTGGTTCGTGGGATTACGCCAATCAGTTCGCAGCCGCGCCGGGCACGTCCGATTGGGCGGATGCACGCGGTGGTGCCGCTGACGAAATGCACGTCGTCGTGGTCGACGAAGATGGTGCGTTTACGGGTGTCGCCAACACCGTGTTGGAACGCTACGCATTCCTCTCCAAGGCGAATGACGCGAAGAACAACGCGGGCGATCCCAACTATTACGCCAACGTGTTGAACCGTAAGTCTGCGTACATCTACTGGATGTCCGCACAGGGTTCCAATACGGATCATTGGGGCGAAGCGTCAACGAACACCTTTGGTGCAGATGCAACGCCATATACCGCATCATTGTCGGATGGATTGACCGATAACAGCACCATTGCTGGTGGTGACATCGCTCCAATCGAAACTGGATGGGATTTGTTTGCGGACCCCGACAGTCAGGATATCTCGTTGCTGATCACGGGACCGTCGGTCGTCAATGGTGCCGATGCGACACTTGCCAACTATGTCATCGACAATATTGCCGAAGTTCGCAAAGATTGTGTGGCGTTTGTCTCGCCGTCCAGCAACAGCGTGGTGAACCACGCGGGCAGCGAAGTGACAGATGTGCTTGCTGACCGTAACGCACTCACTTCTACCAGCTATGCCGTGATGGATAGCGGTTGGAAGTATGTCTACGACAAGTACAACGACGTGTATCGATGGGTGCCGCTGAACGGCGATATCGCGGGTTTGGCTGCGCGCACGGACACGACGAACGACCCGTGGTTCTCCCCCGCAGGGTTCAATCGTGGTGTCGTGAAGAATGTCGTCAAGCTCTCGTGGAACCCGAAGCAGCTTGACCGCGACGACCTCTACAGCAAGGGTGTCAATCCCGTGGTCAGCTTCCCGGCACAGGGCGTTGTGCTCTACGGAGACAAGACGTTGTTGAGCCGTCCAAGCGCGTTTGACCGCATCAACGTGCGTCGTCTGTTCATCGCACTCGAAAAGACGATTGCTCGTTATGCCAAGAGCCAGTTGTTCGAGTTCAACGACGAGTACACGCGTGCGGCATTCCGCAACGTCGTTGAGCCGTTCCTTCGTGATGTCAAGGCTCGTCGCGGTGTTACCGACTTCTTGGTGGTGTGCGACGAAACCAACAACACGCCAAATGTCATTGACCAGAACCAGTTTGTCGGTGATATCTACGTGAAGCCAAACCGTTCCATCAACTACATCCAGTTGAACTTTGTAGCGGTGCGTTCGGGTGTGTCATTCCAAGAGGTTATCGGGGGAGTTTAATTACACCTCGACTAGAAGGAGCATAACAAGTCATGGCATTTAATCTCGATCAGTTCCGTTCTAATTTTCCGGGGGGTGGTGCGCGTACTGCCCTCTTTGAAATGGTCATTCAGTGGCCGACCGGCATTGTCCCGCAAGCCTCTGTAGGTGGTGCGACAATTGCGGGTGGTGTGCAGATTGGTGGACTTCGCTTGAACGCGGGGGCGACGTTTGGTGGACAAGCCAGCGACGTGTCTCGCTTTCTTGTGAAGGTGTCGGAAATTCCGGCTTCCACCATTGGCAACATCTCCGTTCCGTACTTCGGACGCAAGCTGAACTATCCCGGCGACCGTACGTTCGAGCCGCTGACCATCACCATCATCAACGATGAGAACTTCTCAGTGCGTAACGCACTCGAACGGTGGATGGAAACGATGGCCTATCACAGCACGGCAGGTTCTGCGGTGCCGGGTAGTTTGACAACTGGGCTTATCACCACGCTGTATCTGACACAGTATACCCGTAACGGGCAGCCTGCACGTCAGTACAAGTTCGTCGATGCGTGGCCGGATGCGTTGGGTGCAATTTCGGTGAATTGGGAAACTGCCGATTCTATCGAAGAGTACACCTGCAAGTTCCAGTATCAGTGGTGGGAAGCCGGTTCACCGACCGTTGCGTCCACCAGTACCGCATCTGTCGGCTAATCTATCCATGTATTCCGAGGAGCATCCGTAAGGGTGCTCCTCAGAAAGTGAAGCTATGCCTCGTCTTTTTGGCTTCGAGTTTCAATTTAATCGGAAGTCATCAGCGCCCACATCGTCGCTGGTGTCGCCGACCTCGAACGCAATCAGTTTCGTACCACCCGATAATCAAGACGGTGCCTTAAACGTCCAGTTTGGCACCGCTGGTGGCTATTTCGGCTACTACCTCGATCTCGACGGGACTGTCGTTGATGACTTTCAGCTTATCAACCGCTACCGTGAAATGCAGATTGTGGCAGAAGTCGATGAAGCCATCGATCAGATTGTCAACGAGATTGTCGTGCAGGACTCCGCACGAATGCCCGTCTCATTGAACTTGGACTATGTGGATTTGGGTGAAGACCTCGAAGCCCGTATTCAGGCCGAGTTCGCCAACATTCTCAAGATGCTCAACTTCCACCGCGATGCGTACAGCATCGTGCGGCAGTGGTATGTAGACGGCCGTCTCTACTTTCACTGCGTGGTGGATGAAGCGGCACCCAAAGACGGCATTCAAGAACTGCGGCTTGTCGATCCGCGTACCATTCGCAAGGTGCGTGAAGTCGCCCGCAAACGCCATCAGCAGGGACAGTTTGATATCGTCGAAGTCGTACGAGAGTACTACGTGTACAATCCGATGGGCTTCGTTGCGCCAACCAACCTTTCAGGGTCTACCAACCCAACGGCTGCCCTGCTGAACTATAACGGCATTCGTATCACCACGGATGCGATTGCGTTCTGCCCCTCGGGACTGTACGACGCGAACAAGCGCACGGTGCTTTCGTGGCTGCACAAAGCCATCAAGCCGCTGAACCTCCTTCGTATGATCGAAGACTCGTGCGTCGTCTATCGTGTCTCGCGTGCGCCGGAACGTCGCGTGTTCTACATCGATGTGGGGAATCTCCCCAAGCAGAAGGCCGAGCAGTATCTCTACGACATCATGCAGCGGTATCGGAACAAGCTCGTGTACGATGTCGCGACGGGTGAAATCCGCGACGACCGCAAGTTCATGTCGATGCTGGAAGACTTCTGGTTGCCGCGTCGTGAAGGTGGCAAGGGTACCGAAATCCAAACACTCCCTGCGGGTCAGAACCTCTCGCAGATGGAAGACGTAGACTACTTCCGCAAGAAGCTCTATCGCTCGCTTGGACTGCCACCCACACGCACTGAAGCGGGGCAGGGATTCCAGATCGGCCGTGCGACAGAGATCACGCGTGACGAACTGCGGTTCACCAAGTTCGTGCATCGTCTTCAGGTGCAGTTGAACTACCTGTTTGACCAGTTGCTCGAAAAGCAGTTGCGTCTCAAGAACGTGATGACGGAAGCGGAATGGTACAAAGTCAAAGACCAGATTCGCTTTGATTGGCAGCAGGACTCGTACTTTGAAGAACTGAAGATGAACGAAATCCTCACCGCGCGTATCAACCTCGCGACGATGATGGAACCGTTTGTTGGCAAGTACTTCTCGAACCAGTATGTGCAGCGCGAGATTTTGAAGCTCACCGACGTGGACATGTCCAACATTCAAGCCGAT